CTTCCTGTACAGAGATGGTGCCGGCCGCAATACCAGCAGCCATGTCCATCGGGATCGCACGTCCGGCCAGATTTGCCGCTTCCAGTGCCTGCTGGAATTGAATCATGTTGTTCAGCATGTTTGCCGCTTCCTGCGCAGAACCGGCGTTGGCAAGGATTTCGCTAGCCATTGTAGTAGGAATGGCAGTACCCGTCTCACCAGCTGCAGACACCATGTCCATATAGTTCATCATGGCTGTCATGTACTGAATGGCTTCAGTGGGAGCCATGCTGCCGGATTCGATTCCCTGTTTGATGGATTCAGGAATCTGTATACCGGCTTCGGATGCCTGCTGAATCATTCCCTGGAATTCAGTGATCAGTGTCTGATTCAGCTTTGATGCTTCACCACCCATGTTGTTGATGGTGGAGAAATAGTCTGACCAACTGATTGCACCTTCTGCAAGAATATCCTTCAACGCCTGTTGCGCAAGGACTTGTTCGTTCGTTGCGGATGTTACTCTTTTGCCGGCCTCCAGATATTGTTCGGAACCAGCCCCGTATATTCTGGCGGCTTCCTGTTGTGCTGCAGTTGCATCCTTGACCTGCTGGTTCCAATAACCCAAAGACGCCCTGGCATTGTCATAAGCCATCTTCTGCTGCGTGATTGCTTCCAGCTGTTTCTGGCTTGCTTCCAGCAGGGCGCGTTCCTTTGCGTTCTTCTTTGCCTGTTCAAGGTTCTGCGCAAGAGCGTCCGTGTTGCCGTTGACATGACCTGTGTTTTCATCCACAGACAGGTTCAGTTCGGGGTAGATTCTGTTCAGTTCATCCACAGCCTGCTTGAGCTGTGCTTTCTGTGTTGCGGAGAGATTCTCTATACCGTTCAGATACTGAATCTTCGTTGCCAGAGTGTCAGCCATTGCGGCATTGGTTTCGTAAGACCGCATGACTTCCTGTGCAGCGTTGGCCTGATTCTGAGCTTCCTGCGCATATTCCTTACTGGAATCAATCAGTGAAGCGTGAGCGGCATCTGCACCACCGACAGCTTTGATTTCTTCATGTATCGCAGACACCATGTTGTCCTTGATGACTTTCGCTGCTGTCAAAACACCGGCGGCAACGGCAGCCAGACCGACAACGACGCCACCGGTCGTTCCCAGAAGTCCCGCAAAGGAAGCATTGGCGACCTCCGTACTGTCAGCAGCCTCAAGTGCAGAGGCAGCATATTTGCCCATGTGCTTTGCCGTATTGGTTGTTGCCCGGGACATGCTGAACAGGTTAGGCGCAATCTTTGACAGTCCTCTTGCCAGAGTCGTTGCGCCACCGGAAGCACTCCAGAAGAATTCAATCAGTTTCTGCCCAAAGCCTGCGACTTTGGAAATACCCTTTGCTGTCGGGGAAAGTGCCGCGCCAAAGAGCAACATCTTGGCAACAGCATCTTTGACCGGCGCAGGAAGTTCAGAGAACCATTTCGCAAGATCCTTGACCATGTTTGCCAGTTCCTTGACCGTCGGGGCAAAGGATTCCCCCAGGGAGGCACCGGCCTGCTTGATTGCTTCCCATGCCTGCAGAAGTGCAGTCTTGGTCGTTGCGTATCGTTTCTCTGCCTCAATGACCATGGCAGTGTTCTCAGACCATGCCTGATTTGCCCGTCCCAGGGCGTCAGAATAGACGTCTGTACTCTGAGCAAGAGCACCTGCGGCGTTGGACATCCTGACTTCTTCAATGCCCAGTTCTGCCAGTTTCGCCGTAACGTCTTCTGACTTGCCGATACCTTCAAGGAATTTCATGAACGCAGTGCCGGCATCGTCACGCCATGCTTTTGCAAACTGCTCAGCTGTCATTCCGGCAGTGTCTGCATAATCCTGCAGGGACTCACTTCCTGTGGATACAGCAACCTGAATCTGCTTCATGAGCTTTGACATGGAGCCGCCACCTGCAGCAGCTTTGATACCCATGGACGACAGGGCCGTGGACAGTGCCAGTACCTGAGGTGTGGTCATGCCAACCTGTCTGCCAGCTGTAGCAAGACGTGTCGCCATATCAACGATTTCAGATTCAGTGGTGGCAAAGTTGTTGCCCAGGTCTACAACGGTGGAACCAAAGCGTTCATAGTAGTCCGTCGTTCTCTGCCCTTTGTCCACCATGATGTTTGCCATGTGAGCAAGAGATTCGGCAGCTTCTTCACCGACAATGTTTGTGGTGTCACCGAGCATTGCAATGGTTTTCGTGAATCCCAGAATGCTGTCTGTGGCAACACCCATCTGTCCACCCAGTTCTGCATAGTGAGCGAGGTTTTCATAACTGGACGCTGTGTTCAGCGCAAGGTCTTTCAGCCCGCTGTTGATTGCAGCCATCTGTTCTGGGGTGCCGTCAACAGTCTTTGTCACTCCAACCCACGCGTCTTCAAAGTTGATTGCTGCTGCTGTAGCACCTGCGATTCCGGCAGCGGAAATCATGGAGATTGGTTTCAGTGCGTTTGCTGCTTTTTCTGCAGCGCTGGCAACATTCCCCAGGTGCTGGTGCATCTTCATCATGCCTGTGCTGCATGTCAGCATGGAGGCACTTACCTGGTCTAACTGTGACTTCAACAGTGCTTCTTCTGCCCGGAGATATTCAAGATGCTGCGCAGTTTCCATTGCTTCTGCACTGTTTTCTCCAAAAGCTGCTGCCTGTTGTTTCCACAGTTCTTCGTTTGTCGCAATCGCCTGTTTGACGTTGCTCATCTGCTTTATAAGGTTTGCATACTTGTTCTGCAGCAGACCCTGTTTTGAGATGAATAAATCCATCCCGGTAGCATTGGAGTTGAAAGACGATTTCATAGCCCGGGAGACTTTGCTCAGTTCACGGTCAAGACCCTGAACCTCATGCTTCGTCTTTCGCATCGCCTGTTCAAAACCGGATGCGTCACCACCAATGTCAATGGTGATACCTTTTGTGTTAAAGGCCATAAATCTCCTTTCTACAGAGCGTCAAAATCCGCCTGAGTTGCTTTTCGTACTTTTGGTTTCTGTGGTTTGTTGACCCTTGCCCGCATATTTGCCTGTGTGATCAGCAGGTCCATCAGGAAACCAATGTCCATATCATCGATTTCCTTGAGACTGTACCCGGCGTTCCGTGCCAGAATGACTATTTCCGAGTACGGGACTTTTTTTTACTGTCACCCTCTGTTTCTGTCTTTTCTTCGGGTTCAACGATTCCTGTGACTCCAATCATTCGGCCATATGCGATATATGCGTACTGGAGCATTTCGGGATAATCCTCAACGGAATCGAGCCAGGAATCGAATAGGGGAAACCCGTCATTGCAGGAATACAGAGCTGCCCAAAGAATACGTTCAAGAAACTCCCCACCCAGTGTCTGAATGGTGAATCCTGTAACCTGCACCTCATTTTCAAGGTCAATCGTTCCCAGTTTTGCGGCGGTCATGTATCCACCGAACACCTTTGCGGAGGCTTCGGAAATGTCCACCATAATGTCTCTGCCAAACTGTTCACGGTAGATTCTTGCGGTCTTTCCGGTATAACCACCGGTCATCTTTCCATCTGGAAATTCAATTTCAAATTTCATGTCGTCTCCTATATATGGAAAAAGAGCCGGAATAAACCCGGCTCAGAATGTCTATTCAGCAGCCCCCGGAAGAACCACAGATTTGAAGAAGTTGTCATAGCAGGTAGCACCTTCCGTGGCTTTACCCTTCGTAATCTGTTTGCCGTTGTGTTCAATGGGGATTGCAGTATATGTGATGGTTGCAGTAGTGGGAGAGATGGTGTCTTCTTTGGTGTTGTTTTCCTCAGAACCACGTCCAAATGTCACATCGTACATAACATGACGTGTGTTCTTCGCATCACCCCGGCACTGGAACAGCAGTGCTCCTTCTGCGGGAAGCACATCAGCACGCTCGGTCATAAGGCCGGTTGTCTTATCAACTTCCTCCTTGAAGATGACCTGACGAATCTGATCAGTCATTTTGATGAATGTCAGCTCACCAGTATATCCGTTGTTCGTAGTAGTGGTGAAATATACAGAATCGTCAGCATAGAAACTGGACGATTCGCCCTGCGGTTCACGAGTCATAGCCTGCGCACCAACAAGAGCAACAGGGTCCCCGTAAGTATAAGTCACAGCACCATCAGCCGCCGTGTTCTTTGTCAGCGGTGCAAAGTAGATGGACGAAAGACCATATTCAATCTTGTTAGGGTCCACAACGTTAGGCATTGTTTATCTCCTTTCAAAAAGAAAAGGCGAACCGTTTGATTCGCCTGTTAAAACTTGATGTTTTTCAGAATGTTCCGTGCGAGATGAGAGTTGGCATATTCATCACCGGGTTTCCAATGAGGGAAAGCCCGTGTCATTACGCCGGGAGCATTCCAAAGATGATGTCCGTTTTCGAGCAGGTGTGTCAGGGAATATTCATGTCCCCTGGCATAAACCTGACCTTCTGCCATAGGTCCAGATGTCTGGAATCTCCAGCCAATGGACTTCCGGTATTTCGGTCTGCGGTTCTGATACCCGCCTGCTTCACGGGTTATCTTTGACGCTTCTTTCGTAGTCTCCCTGACACCTTCATTCACTCCGGCACGGACTTCGGCGGTCAGGTCTTCGATGATTTTCATCAAAGCCGGTCCTGCCATATCCATTGATACCCGGACATGATTGCCATAAGTATATCTATCGCGGCTCAAGGATGACCACTTCCCATTCAGTGCAGTAAGACTTTTCCGTCTTCACATATTCATGGGTTATCTGCTGATATGCAATGTCCAGCGTATCAAACAGGGTTTCTATCGTGTCTTCCAGAACAAAATCCTTATGATCAGTGACCAACCGGACAATGTAGTGTCTGACTTTCAGGAGCCTTTTGTCATCGGCGAAATAGTCGTCTCCCGGGATTTCAGCGTAGTTGCCATAAACGGTTGAATCGGGCCGTGACTCGTATCCACCATAGACAAAGTATCTGTCCCCCAGAATCTCCTTCATCCCTCGTACTAGGTCAATTCTGCCTGCCATGTGCCAGCATCCTTTCTCAGGTACAGTTCAATGTTGTCGCCTTCGACATATGTTCGATAAACGGAGTATTCGATTCCGTCATACTCAACACTCAGTTCGCCGTCATAGTCTCCATAAAATATGGAGATTTTCCATGCAGGTTTTATCCCCGCCTGGAATGCAGCATAAGTGTCTCGCATGTACAGAGACGAAACAGTGCAGAAAACCGTGTGTCTTCTGACAACCTCCCCCGTGACAACGCCATTCTCATCCGGTTCTGTGGACTTCTTGAGCAAAGTACACTCTGACTCGCATATGGTTGTCTCTCGGGTATATTCATACGGCATCCGAATACCTCCGCCCATCCATGAACACCAACTTGAGCTGTTCATTATACATGTTCAGCCAAAGCTGTTTCACATCGGGACTTGAGTTTCCAAAATAGCCTTTTGATTTCAGGACACACAGGTTCACCAGCCGCGCATCATCTGGCTTAATAGAAATGCCCAGACGGTCAATGTCATCAAAGACCGTCTGGATATACATTTTCAGTTCTTCGTCATACAGCGTGGACGATTTGATTCGATGTGCGCGTTTAACTGTTTCAAGAATCAGGCCGTCTTTATCGTCCAGCATTTAGAATCAGCCTCCCTGCGAAGGTGTGGAAGGTACAGCTACTTTCTTGAGCAGGTAAATCAGGTCAGGACGCAGCACCTTGCCATCGTTGATGACCAGCGCCTTGGTGACTTCCTGGTTCTTTTCGTGGTCGAAGTACTTTGTCACAGTGAATCCCATGTTGGAGTTGATTGCATAGGCTTCTGCCGGAACCCACAGCATACCGAAAACCTTGCCAGCAGCCGCATCATCGAAGTCAGGCAGGAGGTCGTTTTCAACCAGTGTTACCTCACGTCCCTTGAACCGGCAGTTCAGAGTACCGTCAACCGGGGAGAACGTTTCGGAGTAAACAGGACGGTTGTTGTCATCTGCCAGAGTTTTGATGTTGCATTCATAGGTACCGGCAGTCATAACGAATTCATAGTTCTTGGAGCGGAATCCCAGGGGCAGTTTTCCAAAGATTTTGGATTGCAGAGCTTTCCAATCCTTCATGTCGTTTTCGTTCAGGGAGATGGTCTTAACAGTGGTCTTTGTCAGGATACCTTCCATCTGAGAGTTGGCAGGAACGCCATTCAGCAGTTCATCATCCATTGCCTTGACATAAGCTTCTGCGATGACCTTTGCCAGTTCGGATTCAAATGCCGGTACAGACAGGATCTTCTGCAGCAGAGTCTTGGCCAGACGGATTTCACCGATGTTGTACTTGAAGATGACGGAACCGGTGATGGAACCACCCTTCTGCCGGTCAGAAATCGTGGATTCAGAGATACGGGAGAAGGTTGCACCGAAAGAACCAATCGGGTATTCAACGCCGCCGGGCAGGTTCGTGTGTTTTACCTTGCCATACAGGCGTCCGTGGATTTTCTCAATCTCTTTGATAATTTCCTGCTGTACGTGACGCGGAATCATCACACCCATGTCAGCAGCAACATTGGTAGCATTAGCACGTTTCAGGACAGAATCTTCCGGCAGCTTGCCAGTCACGATGTAGTCCATAAACTGCTTACGCTCAATCATGTCAGAGTCTTCAACCGGAGTCTTGACCTCGGGAATCTTGAAACCGGCGTTCAGCTGATCCATAAGGTTCTTGCGTTTCAGTTCCTTTTCAGCAGCATCTTCCCGTTCCTTACGCCGTGCCAGCAGTGTATCGGTTTCTTCGGTCAGTTTGTCCAGGTCAGCATCCGGCTTGTTCATTTCGTCTTTGATTTCAGCCAGTCGGGAAATAATCTGTTCGTATTCCATTTCTATTCCTCTACTTTCAGTTTCAGAGCAAGCAGTTTCCGCTTGCGTTCGCGTTCGTAGTTGTCAGCATTCCTTGCAACTATGGCCGTGTGATCATTGGCAGGAATGGAGACAGCAGACACGTCAACGACTTTTCCAATCCTGCGGATCGTTTGAGTGTCCCCATCAAAGGAAGTTTTGGCCCTGCAGCGAATTGACATCTGGGTCACGTTTCCAGCTTTGATGTCTTCGTACAGTTCTCTGGCCCGTGAAGTCTTTGACAGGTCTGCCCAAACAAAAAGACCGCGGTCATCTACTTCCAGTCCCAGGGTCCCGTTGGTCGTTCGTGCGAACACAGGGCCAGCATGGTCAAACTGGAAGATGACATCGGTCATGTCAGAATCATCGAAAGCGTTGCGGTCAACCTGTTCATAAATCTTCTTGCCCTTTCTCTCAATCAGGCAGTATTTATCGAACGTAGTTGCATACCCTTCAACATAACAATCAGAATCAATCCGTTTTTCCCCGGATGGGGTCAGACTGAATTTCAGGTTCCGTTGTATCAGGGTTTCTGTCTTTTCGTCCCTCATTGGTTTCCTCCTTTCTATCCGGTGCACCTTCGGCACGATATTCACCACGGATATATCGGTGCTGTCCCTCTCCATTCGGGAGCGGGGGAAGGTTCAGGATTTCCAAAGCGGAGTCCATGGTTGCCATGCCTCGGTCATAAGTACCGAACGCAACATCAACACGAGACCGGATGGAAGCGTACTGGAGTCGGTTAGACGCCATTTCCAATTTGTTGCCATCCATGATTTGCCCTCTGGTGTAGACAACACGTGTTAGGACTTCCTCAATTTGAATCAGCAAAGGTTCAATGGCGGATTGATAGAATCCGTTCCATTCATCCTCGCTGTAAGTGTTCTGCATCAGTTTTTCGGATACACCCCAGTAGGAATAAGCAATATCTCTCATTTCCTTGAGGTCTTCCGGCTGCAGCACCTGGACTTCTTTTGTGACAGGATCAATCTGTTCATAGCGGCTGTCAAAAACAAAAAAGCCGGTATTGTTACCGGTCAGATTGACAGTTGCGATTCTTGCCTGTTCCTCTCTCATAGCCTCATCATCAATCAACGGGACATTCAGTTTTCCCATCCATTGCAGGGGAGCTTCACTTGAGGACAGTTTTGAAATTGATTTATCCAGGTCCTGTTCATACAACGCCGCAATCTTCTTGAATGGGGCATTGTCTTCACCGCAAAGGGTGGATTTGTTCTGCATCCTTCTGAGGTGACCGACCAGTTCATATTCAATGATTTGGTCTTTCATTTCCCCGATGCGGTACTTGAGCCACAGATCACCATCAACATCAACAATCTGACAGTCAGATGGGTTTGCCACCCAGAATCCAGCAGTCCGTCCAACATCGTCCAGAATGGGAACAACATAGGCGTTGTTCTCGGACAGCAGGACTGTCACAAGCTGATAGATGAACTGACTCATGGTCTGATAGGGGTTTGGATATTTGCAGCAGAAGTATTCAATCCTCGCACTGTGCTTTGCCAATTGCGGGGATGCTTTGGAGCACTCTGTGGCAATTTTGTTGATGCAGGCTCTTGCAAGGGCCAGATCATAAATATCCCGGGAGATATATTTCGTTCCTTCAATATCCAGAACGTATTCCCCGTTCACCATCCTTATCAGGTGTGCAGGAATCGCGGTTGAAGACCCAACTGGTTCCTGTTCTCCGGCTCTTACCGGGTCACGCTTCTTCCGGAAGCGAAACAGATTTGTCAGAAAGTTACTCACGCTTTTTGTTTCCCTCCAAAATCCATTTGTATTTGTCCGTGTATTTTGACCGGACCGTCATGGCATCAATGACGGCAGCGCAGCCGTCAATGTGTTTTGTTTGTGAAATCTTCATCATTCTCAGTCTCTTGCCGTCCGGTTCACGCTTGATCGCCGTGTTCCGAATGTGGCTCTGCAAAAGACCATTGGTTCCAGTTTTAATTCGCCCCTCCATCATCAGACCTTCAAATTCGGTCATAATTGGTGTCAGGTTCGTCCCCTGGAACACATCATCCATGGCAAAACCAGCCTTTTTCATTTCATCCACGAAGTAGGTGGATGAATACCGGTCATATCCTGTCATGATGATGTTTATCTTGTACTCCGACCTGAGATGCATGAACCATGCTGTGACATCTTTGTAGTCCACGAATTTGTCACCGGACAGTGACAAAAACCCGTGTCCTATCATGGCCGCATAGTTCACATTATCTCTTTCAGTCAGTTCTTCCAGCTTCCCTGCAGGCATCCAGAAATGGGACAGGATGTAGTCATTGCCCTCATATCTGATAACCACACATGCACTCGTTAGGTCTGTGGTCTGCGAAAGGTCAACACCACCAACCGCGGCCATTCTCCGGAAGTCATGGGGTACGATTGCCGGACCCTGACTTTTGGCAAGTGCTTCCTGCGGGATCCATGCAGCGATAGTGTTCTGCTTGATGTTGCAGTACTTGCAGATGAATTCCGCTTTATAAGCAGAGCTTGCATGTGCCTTGCGAATCTCTGCTTCCAGTTTCTTTTCGAAGAAGGAAACACCAAGATTCGGCATGGCTTTTCTCAGTTCTTCAACGTCATCCCATTTTTCAATGTCGTCAATCATGAACAGAAATGGCAGAAGTGACGTTTCCTCACTGTTCCTGAGAAGAACAGAAGTGCATCGTGGAAACAGTTCATCATACAATCCACCATCAATATAGTTGGCAGTGGAACAGGACAGGTTGATAGGGTCATGTCTTCCACCCTGTGCAGACAACATGACGTTGTACATGTCCAGAGCCTTGACACCTTCCCATGCTGCGAATTCATCGAAGATTGTCAGATAAGGGTTGAAACCATCCGACTTTTTACTGTTGAAAGCAAGGGGACTGATTGTGCAGTTCTTGCTTGCAATGTAATAGTCTGACCGGCGTTTCTTGCCCATCTTTGACATCGTCTTGTTCGCACCAATCATCAACAGTGCCTGATTGTAGATGATGTTTGCCTGCTGCAGTTTCGGAGCCAGATTATAAATCTGCATGCCGTTCTCTTTCTGCGTGTAGGCAACACATGCTTCCAGTGCGGCGGCAAAAGTGGACTTGCCCTGCTTTCGGGCAATGATCAGAACGAATTCAGTGAAGTGTCTGTATCCGTCATCATCAACCAGTCCGAAGATGCAGGCAGTGATGTACTTCTGCCATGTTTCCAAAATAAAAGGACCGGAACGGCCCTCAACATAGCGGCATTGCGTTTCGATGAACCGAATCGCTTTGTCCGCTTTTTCTGAATCATATAAACACTGACCGGAGTCCAGGACCCATTCCACAAACTCCAGATTCAGCAGCATCCATTTTCCTAACCTGTATCTTCCATTCTCAACATCCCGTTTAAAATCCTGCAGATATGTGAAATCTTCACATTTCGAACTCAGCAAGAGAGTCGTCATCCTTTTCCAGAGAAACGTTCAGCTTCTTTGCCCCGGAAGGTGTCAGGCCCAGTTCCTTTGTGTATTTCAAGATTTGTTCGTGATATTGAAGGTTGTTCAGGTAGCATGGATGTTTGGAAAGATTGGTTGCCCCCGCCTTGTTTGTGTACTCACAAACCGGAGCAAAGTTGTCCAGTTCTTCCCATTTGGCCAGATTCTTGTCACGCTGTTCATATATCATGGCAAGAGTTTCAATGACCATGTCAAATTCAGGGCGATAGGTTCCCAGGGCTTTCAGGTCCTTGATAATCCTTGCCTTGTATACGGCAGCTTTCTTTGGTTTGAAAGTCACAGAACCAACCTCCCTTCTTCGTCAAAGCACATCGCTTCCCGTGAAGCGTGCTCCTCACCATGACACTTCCTGCAAAGTGATTCAAGATTGTCATCACTCATTAGGATCTGCATGTCATGTTGATTCTCCTCGTTGATATGGACCTTGTGATGGACCAATTCAGCGGGGACATACAACCCCTTGCTCAAACATCGTTCACATAGGGGGTGGAGTTTGCGGTAGTTCATGGACCGGATTTTCCACGCTTTTGATTTGTAAAAACGCCCGGCAAAGTTGCGTGCGCCAGTTTTGTTGTTCACTGCTTGCTTTCCTCCCCTAATGCACAGGCGAAGAAAACGCGGGTGCGGAAACAAGCAAGCTAAGAGTGTTCATTTAAGCTTCGCCTGCACATTAGGAGAAAAAAGATGGCGGGCCCGGTAGGACTTGAACCTGCGCGCTTCGAGTTAACAGCCAGATGCTCTACCAACTGAGCTACAGGCCCGTGAAAAGGCTGTGACGGTTGGTTTTCTCTATAAAAGAGGTATATCCCAATTCGCCCATCCTTTTGTTTGTGATTGGCAGAAATACAAAAGAGGCAACCGCGCGCAGTCACCTCTTGTTGTTTTCTGTATTGGTCGATTCTTTCAACGATATAATTATATAGTAGAAATCGTCCGGAATTTCCGGAAAATGCAGGGATTCAATTTGAATGATATACCATTTCCCCCTTTGTCTGGACCTTTTGGCGTTTTTTCAAACTCCCCCGCACCGTTCCCCAGGACATACGGAAGAGTTGAGACTATGGGGGGATAAACGAGCGTTATATAATTTATTTTGTGTGAGATTGCGGGGATATTGCATAAAATGCATACAAATCGTTTGTTTTTGTTTGCATCTTTCGCTATTGTTCGTTCCTTCTTTAGTTTGTTTGTTCAATATGATTATCATATCAATCAATGTAATACATCACTGCTAAACAAACATCGTATTATATATAAGGTCATGCGCGCGTCCCTCATGCAGCAGGATGGACATGACGCAGCGGCACAGCACCACAGCCGCAGACAGCACAGACCACACACGCATAGCCATGCACCACAGCAGGACAGTAGCGCACGTGACTGCACAACGGACGCATCCCTGCCGAGCACACGCATATGAGTGAGCCTTGTCTCTGGG